AAGAAAGACAATATGCTAAAGAGCAAATCCTCAGCAAAACAAAAATGTGCATTGCTGGCAGCCGTCAAATCTTTGCCGAAGGAATTTCAATCAACGCACTCAGCTGTGTTATCTTAGCAGTACCAATGAGTAACGATAGTTTATTAGAACAGATTGTAGGGCGTATTATGCGTCCATATCCAGATAAGCCACAGCCTATAGTAGTAGATGTACAATTTAGTGGCTGGGCAGATAAGAAACAAAATAATGATAGGCTTGGACTCTACGTGCGTAAAGGCTGGGAGATCTTATCGGTATAGAAATTTTCACTTGTTCAAGTGAACTAACTATGGTATAATATACTATGAATCAAAGAAAAGTATTTGTATTTAACCACAGTAAACTAGAGCAATTAGCTGGTGGTGATGCTATAAAAATTGTAGAAATCCTTGAAGATTACTACAAAGGTTTTGACTATAAATTAGGTGGTGGAAGTAGTTACTTGATTAAACCAGCACAACTTTTCTTTGATCAGACTACAGATATACTATTTAAATCACAGTATATACAACTAGCGGCACGTAGAAGCTATCAACACTATAAAGACTTAGGTTACAAATATTTAGATTTAAGTTACTATCCAGACCTAAACTTAGAAGCAATAAAATACAATCCGCTATTAACAACAAACAACAACAAAATATACTTCAAATACGAGGAATAAATGGCACTTAGTTTTAAACAAACAAAAGGTAAAGCAGCATCAAACAAAGTAGAAAGCTATGAGTACAAAGATGGTGAAAATACAGTTAGACTGATTGGCGGCGTACTTCCTAGATATATCTACTGGCTAAAGGGCACTAATAACAAAGATATTCCTGTAGAGTGCTTAGCCTTTAGTCGCGAAAAAGAAAAGTTTGACAACATTGAAAAGGATCATGTGCCTGAGTACTACCCCGATCTGCGTTGCAGCTGGAGCTACTCAATTAATTGTATTGATCCCAAGGATGGTAAGGTCAAAGCACTAAATCTTAAAAAGAAGTTATTTGAGCAGATTGTTAATGCTGCTGAAGATTTAGGTGACCCCACTGATTATGATACAGGTTGGGATGTTGTATTTAAGCGTCAAAAGACTGGCCCACTTCCATTTAATGTTGAGTACACACTACAAGTACTGCGTTGCAAACCACGAGCACTAAGTGCCGAAGAACGTGCACTAGCCGATGCAGCACAAAACATTGATGAAAAATTTCCTAGACCTACAGCAGATGAAGTCAAAGCATTGCTAGAAAAGATCAACACTCAAGGTGAAGATGAAGAAGGCGATACAGCAGAACAAGAAGCCGTTAAGGAATTAGGTTAATAAAAGGCCCAGTAATGAAAATTACTGGGCTTTTTCATCACAGGAAAAATAATGAAAATACTTTTTACAGCTGATATACATATAAAATTAGGTCAAAAAAATGTTCCTGTTGATTGGGCTAGAAATCGCTATAATTTACTGTGGCAGCAATTTGAACAACTACAATCTCAAGCCGATGTATTTGTTATAGGTGGCGATGTATTTGATAAATTACCTAGTATGGATGAACTAGAAGTTTATTTTGACATGGTTAGCATATGTAAAATTCCTACTATAATCTACAGCGGTAATCACGAAGCAGTTAAAAAGTCTACTACGTTTATGACTAATCTTGCTAAGGCTACAAACTTGTTGAGTAGTAAACGTAATGTTATTGTTATAGACGACTACTATAGTGATTATGGTATTGAGTTTGTTCCCTACAACAAACTAAAGGATTTTGAACAGTCAAATCCTTGGCCAGAGGGTGGTAGTATACTGTGTACACATGTTCGTGGCGAAATACCGCCACATGTTACACCAGAGGTTAATTTAGATATATTTAATGCCTGGAATATTGTACTAGCCGGAGATTTACATAGTTATGAAAATTGTCAACGTAATATCCTGTATCCTGGCAGTCCTGTCACCACTAGTTTTCATAGAGATGTTGTTGACACTGGTGTCATACTTTTAGATACTGAAACACTAAAACATACGTGGATTAAGCTAGAAGTGCCACAACTAATTAGAAAAACTGTTGGTGCTAATGACCCTAAACCGCCCACTGAATACCATCACACAATTTATCAAGTTGAGGGCGACTTGCAGGAATTGGGTGGGCTGGAAGATAGTGATTTAATAGATAAAAAAGTTATTAAGCGCAGTAGCGATGTTCAACTAATGCTTGATAATGATATGACACTAATAGAAGAAGTAAAAGAATACTTACAATATATCTTAGCACTACCGCCGGAAACTATTGACAAAGCTGTGCTAGAAGTGCAGAACAACTTGGATAAAATAGAACATGATTAACACAGACTATCACCCTAATTTTTACTATGTTGCTAGGATACTTGCTGAGCGTAGATATGGTTCGCAGGATCACTGGGAGCTAGAGTTTGATAAGGCTGTTGAGATGGTACTGTTAATGGAACAATTAGGTTTTTTAAATAAACGGAAGTTTTGGAGCAATGATAACAATAAAAGAATTACGTTGGAGTAACTGTTTTAGCTATGGTGCTAACAATAGTATTAATTTTGTCAAAGCTCCACTAACACAACTTGTTGGCAAGAATGGACACGGCAAGAGCAGTATTGCACTTATCCTAGAAGAAGTATTATTTAATAAAAATAGTAAGGGTATTAAAAAAGCAGATATACTTAACAGATATATTAAGGATAAAACCTATACAATTGAGTTAGATCTAGAACGTGATGGCAATGAGTACACAATTAAAACTACTCGTGGCACACAGCAAACTGTTAAATTGCTAAAAAATGGTCAAGATATAAGTGCTCATACAGCAACACAAACCTACAAGATCATAGAAGATATTGTAGGCATAGATCACAAAAGCTTTGCACAGATTGTTTATCAAAGCAATGCAATGAGTCTTGAATTCTTAACAAGTGCCGATACGGCTCGCAAAAAGTTTTTAATAGAGATCTTAAACTTAACTAAGTATACTAAAGCAAGCGAAGTATTTAAGGAGATTTCACTAGAGCTTGGCAAGGAGATTAGTGGTACACAGGCTAAAGTAAATACTGTGCGTGGTTGGTTAGACAAGTATGAAAAAACTGACCTAACGCCTAAACAATTGGTTTTAGTAGAAACACTAGACCCTAAACTGGAGCAACAAGCAGCAGAGCTAAACCTAGAGATTAGCAATGTAGACAAAACCAATCGCAAGATTGTGCAGAATAATACCTACAAGCAACAACTTAATGCAATTGACCTAACTTTTCCGCCTGTAGCAGCTGTAGATGCCGAACATATTCGTAAACTACAGCAAGAGCAAACAGAGCATATGAAAACAGTTAAAGACGGTGAACTGTTTATTAAGAAACTAAAGAATCTGTCTGGGGTTTGTCCAACTTGCTTTAGTCAAATTGATAGTACAAAAACTCAAGAGTTAATTACTAGCAAAGACTATGAAGTTGAAATGGCCAGAGCTAGTGCTGCTGCTGCACTAATTATAAGTAGTGAACTTGAAAATCAAGATAAGCAGTATAAACAAGCTATAAAAGCTCAGCAGGAATTTGAACGATTACATCAACTAATAGACAATACTCTACCAGCTAAAACACTGGATAAAAATGAATTACAAAATCAATATGACAACCTGGCTAGAACTATACAGGAAACTAAACAGCGAATTAAACAAGCAGAGGATAGAAATACACAAGTACAAACTCACAATGGTAAAATAGATACTATAAAACAACAGCTTCAGGAAATGAGTGAGGAGTTGGAAGAACACAGCTTTCAGCTACACTTAATGAATGAGCGTATGAGCATATTGGGTGTATTAACTAAAACATTCTCAACTACTGGATTGGTAGCTTACAAAATAGAATGTTTAGTTAAAGACTTGGAATCAATTACTAATCAATACTTAGTAGATCTTAGTGATGGTAGATTTCAGATTAGTTTTAAGGTAAATAGTAGTGATAAATTGTTAGTAGTAGTTACAGACAATGGTCGTGACATTGACATTAGTGCATTAAGCGGCGGTGAAAAAGCTCGTGTAAATGTTGCCACACTGCTAGCAATTAGAAAACTAATGCAAACCTTATCAAGTAGTCGCATCAATTTACTAATATTAGATGAAACTGTGGAAGCACTTGATGTTGATGGCAAAGAAAAACTAGTAGAGGTGTTGTTGCGAGAAGAACACCTTAATACTTTTTTAGTTAGTCATGGTTTTAGTCATCCACTATTGGATAAAGTAAATGTTATTAAACGTAGCAATGTATCTCGCATTGAGGCATGAATATATGCGTAATAAAAAGTTTGAAAAAGTATTAGAACGACGTAAAAAAGCCAAAGAAGCTGCACAAGAGAAAATTGAGCAGCTTGATCTATATACTAATAGTGATGGCACTATTAACTGGGATAAGTTGGCTAAACATATTAAAGAGGCTACAAGTGGTAGACAGCAGGGCTAAAGGTGCTAGAACGGAAACCTTGGCTCGCGACATGTTGCGTAAACATACTGGATTAGCCTGGGAACGTGTTCCTGGTAGTGGAGCACTAGATGCCAAGCATGGTTTAAAGGGGGACTTGTACGTCCCCAACCATGTTAATAACTATTGTGTTGAAGTAAAAGGCTATGCAGAAGATCATATTAACAGTGGGTTATTAACACATAAAACTCCACAGATAGTAGAGTGGTGGCAACAAACACAACGTCAAGCCTTGCAAGTTGATAAAATGCCACTATTAATATTTAAGTATGATCGTAGCAAATTATTTGGTGCTACAGCTTTTGTTTGTGATAATATGATGGACAAACGTTGGTTGATGTTCTACTCACAAGATTACGAGTTTTATATGTTCTTGCTAGAAGATTGGCTTGTAGGAAGCAAAACTAAATTTGTAGATTGACTTTTGTTATCAACAGTGATATAATAATAGATTACACTCTAAAAAATGACATGAAAACCTTTAAACAATTTGAGAGAACTGAAAAAACACTGATGATAGTCGATGCGCTTAATCTTGCGTTTCGATACAAGCACAGCGGCGCTAGAGACTTTGCTGAGGATTACCTACGAACAGTAGAAAGTCTAGGTAAAAGTTATAAAGCACAACATATAATTATAGCAGCAGATCAAGGATCTAGCAGCTATCGTAAAGCCATTTATCCAGACTACAAACAAAATCGTAAAGATAAATACGATAAACAAACTGAAGCTGAAAAGGCAGAGTTTGAGCTATTCTTTGAAGATTTTACTAAAACACTAGAGTTGCTTGGAGAACACTATCCTGTACTAAGGTTTCAAGGTGTAGAAGCAGATGATATTGCTGCATATATAGTAAATAAAAAACGTAAGTTAGTGCTGGATCAAATTTGGTTAATGTCAAGCGACAAAGATTGGGATTTACTTATCAAGCCAGGAGTAGGAAGATTTAGCTATGTTACACGCAAAGAAGTTACTTGGGAAACTTGGCAAGATCACTACTCATTTGAACCCGAACAATACGTTCATGTTAAGTGTCTTATGGGCGATAGTGGTGATAATGTGCCTGGTGTGCCTGGTGTTGGACCTAAACGTGCTCAGCAACTTGTTGAAGAGTATGGTACTACCTGGGATATTATTAGTAGTATTCCTATACCTGGACGTTATAAGTACATTGAAGCGATTAATCAATCGAAACAACAACTAGAGCTTAATTATCAACTAATGGATTTAGTAACCTATTGCCAAGATGCTATAGGTGCTGAGTATTGTAAACAAATTGACGAAACCCTAGAACTATGCTTAAAGTAAATAGAACAACAGAATTTAATAATATTAATCGTAAGTACGACCATAATCGTGATGGCAAAATACAACAAGTAGTAGAGTGTAGAGTAGATAATGCAGCATACTTACCAAAACGCGCTAATCCCACAGATGCAGGCGCAGACCTACGCAGCACCGAGGCATTTGAATTATTTCCTGGAGAATCGAAACTTGTTGATACTGGTGTAGCGGTAAAAATTCCAGAAGGCTTCGGCGGGTTCGTATTTAACAGATCGGGACAAGGAAAAAAGCAAATTATATTGCTTAATTCAGTAGGCGTTATTGACAGTGATTATCGTGGAAATATAAAAATATTGCTAAAAAATATCAGCGATAACAAGTACAAAATTGAGGTTGGAGACAGAATTGCACAACTGGTAATTATGCCAGTTATCCTTTGTGATTTTGTAGACAGCTGGAATGATACAGAACGAGGTACTGGAGGATTTGGCAGTACTGGACAATAGGAGACATTATGCAAGTAAGCACACGCGCACAGGTAATCACTAGACGAACTTATAATCGTCCTACTAGTGATGATGGTAAACAGTTTGAAAGCTGGCAACAAACTGTTAGACGAGTTAGAGAACACCAGCATTGGTTATGGGAACGAGCAGCAGGACGTCAGCTTTACTTCCACGAAGTAGCAGAACTAGATGAACTAGAAAAGCTCATGCTAGAGCGCAAAGTATTAATGGCTGGACGTACACTGTGGTTGGGCGGTACACCAGTAGCACAGACTAGAGAAGCTAGTCAATTTAACTGTAGCTTTACACAAGTAGAAACAGTATACGATGTAGTAGATTGTTTATGGCTATTGTTACAAGGCTGTGGTGTTGGGTTTAAGCCAATCGTAGGCACACTAAATGGATTTTCAAAACCAATTAAAAATATTCAAGTCGTTAAGAGTCAACGAACAGCTAAGGGCGGACTTGAACACAATGTTGAAACCTGGGACGCCAGTACAAAAACTTGGACAATTCAAGTTGGAGACAGCGCAGAGGCCTGGGCCAAGTCTATTGGAAAGCTGCTTGCGGGTAAGTATCCTGCTGATACTCTTGTACTTGATTTTAGCCAATTAAGACCTGCTGGAGAAAGGTTAAAAGGATATGGATGGATTAGCAGTGGTGACAGTGCTATCTCAAAAGCTTATGTTGCAATTGCCAACATACTTAATGGTCGTGCCGATAGTTTGCTTACTCGCATGGATATATTGGATATTGTTAACCATTTGGGAACAATCCTGTCCAGTCGTAGATCGGCTGAAATCGCTCTTTTTGACTATGGTCAACCGGAATGGCAAGAATTTGCAATAGCTAAAAAAGATTTTTGGTTGTATGGACGTGAGCACAGACAACAATCAAATAACAGTTTAGTGTTTAAAGAAAAGCCTACTCGCCAAGAGCTTAAAGAAATATTTAATCTTATGCTAGAGGCTGGTGGTAGCGAACCAGGATTTATCAATGAACAAGAAGCTCTTAGACGTGCTCCGTGGTTTAAAGGAGCGAATCCCTGTGTCGAAATCCTCTTGGGCAACAAGTCCTTCTGTAACCTTACGGAAACGGACATCTCCAAGTTTAAGGGTGACACTGCCGGATTACACGATGCGATCAGACTGGCTGCCAGGGCTAATTATCGTCAGACCTGTGTTAACCTTAAAGACGGGATCTTACAAGAAGCATGGCACCTTAACAACTATTTCCTACGTCTCTGCGGGGTTGGTCTAACAGGTATTGCAATGCGTCCAGATATGACTAGTTATGACTATGAATATCTCAAGCGCACTGCTACTAGTAGTGCCATTTCAATGGCTGATGAGCTAGGATTACCACGTCCTAAGAACGTTACCTGCATTAAGCCGTCTGGTACGCTATCAAAAATCATGGATTGTACAGAAGGTGTACACAAGCCACTAGGCAAGTACATTTTCAACAATGTGCAGTTTAGTACATACGATCCAATGATTCCCCTATTACGAGACGCCGGTTATAAAGTGATCAATCACCCTACAGACCCAACCGGTGTACTTGTAACATTCCCAGTAGAATGGAAAGATGTACCATTCCACAAAGAAAACGGTAAAGAAGTTAATCTTGAAAGTGCTGTTTATCAGCTAGAACGATATAAGTTGTTACAAACTAGTTGGACTCAGCAAAATACTAGTGTAACTATTAGTTATGATCCTAGTGAAGTGTCAGAGATTATTGACTGGCTACTAAATAACTGGGATTGCTATGTAGGCGTAAGTTTTATCTATAGAACTGATCCTACTAAAACTGCACAAGATTTAGGTTATCTCTATTTACCGCAAGAAGTAGTTGATGAAAAAACCTATAAAGATTATGTTTATAACCTAAAACCGATTGACATTGAGTCGGCTAATAGTTTTGATGAATTATTAGACGATGAATGTGCTAGTGGAGTATGTCCGGTAAAATAAAATCATGGATAAAGAACTTACATTTACATTTACAGTACAAGAAGCAAATACACTATTAGCTGCCTTACAGGAATTACCTGCTAAGATAGCTAATCCTCTTAGTAATAAGATTCAAAAACAAGCTCAACCACAGCTACCAAATACTGAGGACGAACAACCAAGTATTTAAACAATAAAAAAGCCCGCTATAAGCGGGCTTTTCTTTTTTATAGTGGTGTATCTTGATCACTATCTTCTACATCTATACTATTGTCATCATCCATACTGTCCAATTCACTAAAGATATTAATTAGTATATCACGATATGGTTGATCTACTTGATGTAAGTCTACTAAGTATACATCTAAGTGGTCGTTACGTAACAATTCAGCATGATACATAAATTGACCAAATGCTTCTAGTTCCTCACTAATATTATTGTTAGCATAATCTTCAATTACTTGGGCGGCCATCATGCGTACTGGTTTTGGCACAAGACCTTTTTGTGTAAGTTTTATTAATTGTAGTGCTTTTCCTTCACGTTCTCGCATAATTTGATTACGTTTAGCACTACTCCAACTATAGCCACCATCTCCGCCCCAAAGATCCCAAGCTACACGACCTTTACTAGGAAAACCTTCTTCTCCACTATTAAAACCAGTTGCTCGTTTGTCTACTTCATGGCGACTAAAAAAGCTATACATACGTAATACTGTGCTAGCAGTAAGTGGATCACGATCTTTTAGTTGGTTAGCCCTGGCTAAGCCAACAAGCGTACCGCCTGGTTTACCTTCTTGTTTCCATTTAAGTGCTCGTCTAGCGGCACTAGCCATGCCGCTTGTTGGTTTATATGTCTTAGCCATACTACTCCTTAATTTCTATATGCCATTATAATATCTTTACATAGTTTGCTGCGAACAATATCTGTATCCATAAATCTAACAACCTCAATGCCATCTATACGCTCTAATCGCTTAGCCGCATCTTCTAGCCCACTGTTGTCAATATCACTTTGATCTTGATCACCACTAACTATTATTTTACAGTTTTTACCAACGCGTGACAAGATCATTTTCATCTCATCCTTGGTTGCATTTTGTGCTTCGTCTAGGAGGACTATGCAATCATCAAAAGTAGTTCCACGCATAAATCCTAACGGTTTAGGTTCTATATCTTTTTTATTGAGTGCATATTCGTAGAATCCGCGTCCAAGACTACGCATAAATATTTCATTAAATGGTTCTAAATATGGTGCGTATTTTTCTTCTAAGGTACCTGGTAAAAATCCAAGTCCGCGGCCTGTTTCAACGTTCGGCCTAGTTAATATAATTTTTCTTATACGCCGGTGAAATAATTCACCAGCAGCATAAGTTGCAGCAATATAGGTTTTGCCAGTGCCTGCGCTACCTATACCAAAAATTATATCGTTTTCATGTATTGCCCGCAAATAGGCTTCTTGAATATAGT